AACTGCTTTCTCTAGAACCAAGATGCAGATATCGATCAATTTTTCTCCCAGTTCCGCGTCATCAGGAATACGCGATACTGCATCCGCTACAACTTTTTTAGCGAGAGGAAGTAAGAATGCTAACATGATTTTATCCTAATAAGGGGTCTACCTTATATAGGCTCAATCATATTTTTTCACCCCATCCTTCATGTAACCAGAACCTTTCTTATCATAGAAACGAACACCTTTGGTTCTGGTGTCATGATGAAGTCTATCCTTTGCTTCCTTTTGCTTTTTAAGAACATCTTTGTAACGCTTACCATATTTCATGCGAGCGTCACGTTCTTTATGTTCTTTTTCTTTCTCCAGATGTTTTAACTCTTCGTTAGTCATCAGTCACCTCTGTAGCGAGAACCAGGACGAGGACCAGTGGCATCAGTCATTTTTTGAGCGTCTGTTCTGGTGTCCTTTTTAGGAGTAACCTTTTTGACACTGCCCATTGCTTTTTTGTTTGCTGCCTTCTTCTCTTCAGGAGACTTTCTATTGTACTCCCTAGAGATTTTCATCTGATCATCGATCGACAGTTCCTTCTTTTTCTCAAAGATTTCTAATGATTCCTTGTAAGATTTTTTCTTCTTAACAAGACCACCTTTTGATCTACCAAGTGCCAATGCAGCGGTAGATGCATTAGCGGGAGTTCCCCCAACACGAGGACCACCACCCGAAGAAGAACCCATGTTTGCACCCTGCTTACCTGCTCCAGGTAAAGGCATTTCATTTACCAGTTCTACTTCTTCTTTCTTGACTTTCTTCTTGACCTTACCACCTTTGGAGAAACCTAGAACTTTTTGATCTGGTTGACCCAAGAGTTGATTCATCATCTGACGACGTTGCCCAAGTTTTCCAGCAAGACCTACATGACTAGGCATTTGTCCACCAGGATTGTGTTTGGTGGGAGCATTGGCAGTGCTTGGAACTTTGTTACCACCACCAAAAAGACCTTTAAGGAATTCCTGAAGTTGTTCTTCATTCAAAGTCTTCGCGTACTGAAGTTCTTCAAATGTCAGGAGGGTTTTAGTTTCAGTTTCTGCGATTTCTTGATTGCCTTCTTCTGAAACTTCTTCCTGACTGTCATAAGCTAGTGCCTCCGTAGATACTGTTTTTTCATCACCAAGATCTTCTTTGCGACGTTTTTTATCACACTTGGTGCAATCGCAATCCTCACCATGGTTTTTCTTTACTTCACCACCCTTAGAGTAGGATCCGCAAGAACCTTCCATGACATCCTCTTTTTTAGGATTGATCTTGATCTTGGTTTTCTTTTCTTGTAGTTGATTAAACGATAACATCATTTCCTCGCGTCATGGTCTACCATTTTATCGAAACGCTCTTTCTCTTTTTGACGAGAAATTGCGCTTACAATCTTACCAGACTTATCCTGTGCCTTAGAACCTTCCTTAGTACTCATTCCTTTACTAAGTGCTTCACGACTCAGGTTACCTGCTCTGCGATACATCTTGTTTTCTTTCTTTTTATCGATGGGCTTGTAACCCTCTTCGATAACGTTCTCGATCTCTTCGATAGAGAACAAACCAGACTCATGCAGATGTGCAATCTTATCGTAGTCCTCGTTCATACGCTTAGCAAGTTTGTCGCTACCGCTAGATACGGCACGAGCAGTCTTACCAACCGCTTTCTTCAGACCCTTCTTAACTGCACTACCGATTTTACTGAGAAGACCAGGACCCTTCTTCTTAGACTTGAGACGCTCTCTTGCTTCAGAACCTGCGTCTCTTTCCCCGCCACCACCAGAGGAAGAACTGCTACTGGAGGTGCCTCTGGTATCCTTCAGCAGTGCGTCTAACTTACCACCTGTACCATCGTCATCACTCTTAGGTGCTTCTTTCTTCTTCTCGGGACGTGCCATTGCTTTTGCTTTCTGCTTTGCCTTAGCAGCAGAGAACTCACCAGCAACTTTACCAGCAGTAGCAGTTGCTTTTTTACCTGCTGCCTTGACGCCTGCCTTGACTGCACCTGCTGCCTTCTTAGCAGCACCCTTCATACGCTCCATGCGTGAAGGTCTCAACTTCTTAGCAGCATCTTTGGATGCTTTCACTGCAGAATCATAATACTTGTCACTTGCTTCATCCAGAAGTTCTACTGCTTCCAGTTCTTCACAGATTTCTAGCAGATCCTCTTCATCGACAGCAAGTTCTTGAATTGCTTCTACAAAGAAGTCAACCAGTTGCTGATCGGTCAGAGCATCAATCTCCTCTTGATGAAGAACCAGTTCCTCTAATTCTGCCAGAGAGAATGCAAATGCTTCCTTACGGGTTTTTGCCTTGACTTTACCGCCTTTAGACTTACCAGGAATGCTTCCACTGGTATAAGAAGCAGGATTTCTTGCCAACAAACGAGCGTTATTGGTATATGTCATTCCACCACCAGCACTAGTTCTGCTGCCAGTGAGTCCAAGAGGGTTGCTGCCACCAGTGTTAACGCCCAACTGAGATCTACTCATGCCCGTAATATTTCTCATCGAGCCAATAGACATCATCTCGTCAGTCTGTTCAACCTCTTCTTTCTTCATTCCTGCCTTAAACTCAGCATCTCTTCTTGCTTTTTGTTGTTTATCAGACAGTGAATAGTCGTGACCAAAGTCTCTTCCAGATGCGGTAGTGCCTTCACGCTTTCTTTGTGCAGCAAGACGCTTCTCTCTTCTTGCTTGCATTGCTGCAAGTGAATCTGCTTCGTCTAACTCAACCTCTTCTGCCTTCATATGATCGGCAGCCTTGTAGAGAGGTTTGCCGTCCTTACCCTTCATACCTGCTTTATAGTTCTGGTATGCTTTGGTATTACCTTTCTTATCAGCATTGGTGACGGTGTACGCTTCTTTAGCAATCGCCGCCTTTACTGTCTTGCGTCGGTTCTTAAGATAAGAGTCGCTGCTATCTACCTTCCCATCATTATTAACGTCGTCGTCTTCCTTACCAACGGGATCTAATTTTTTCTTTTCGTCGAACTGCTGCACCTTTTTAAGTGCCTCAGACATATCAGGTAAATCGTTTAAGTTCATCTTACTTGGTAACCTTGTCCTTTTTATTTATCTTGCGAATGAATTCACCAGGGGTGAGTTTTCTCATGTATGTATCTAATTCTGTAGTTCCTACTTCACCTGCTGGTGTGTAATCAAATCCAAATACATCATTTTTCTCTACCAGGTCTTTCAACCAGGAACGAAATACATTATCATGCTCATCAATATAGATGACATAATTGCTACCACAACTAACGACTTTACCAAGGATCCCCGTGTTAACATTTTCTACGAAAGTTCCAACTTCAAACATACCTCCAGAGAAGTATGCTTCGCGTAAACCTGTTTCGTCCAGTTTTGGTGCAATCTCATAGAGGTAATAGGATGCTTCAGCGAAATCTTCATAAGACTCTTCAACTTGCATTGCAGTTCGGAGAGTTAAGTATAATCCCTCTCGATCTTTCTTGGATAATCCTTTACCTAATCCGTCACTAAATGTTTCAAAGTCACCTTCTACTGCTGCCTTACGCATCTTAGATGCAGACATACCTTCAACACCTTCAGCATCGGGGTCACGTCCACCTGCAGATGTTACTTTGATGTCATCGAATGTGTATAACTTGCCGTTGTATTTCGTTGCGAGACTATTGAACTCGCTAACCCTGTCGCCTCCCACCACAATATTAACTGAGCTATACCCGTCATTATCGAGGGCGCTGAGAACATCAAAAATAGTACGCATATCGTCGCTATCGACAATCGCGTTAGAGTGATCAGGATACGACGCACGCATATATTTAATTTTCGTCCCTGGGTCCAGGGGATTCTTCTTAGGATCCTGCGACCTTGAGGGGTATATTCTATACTCTCCTCCACTTGATTTTGCCTCTTTTGCTACTGTGTCCAGAAGCTTCTCGTGCCCAACAGTAGGTGGATTAAATCTTCCAAATGTAATAGATATTGCGCCTTTATCGACCGCACCCGAGCCATCTGCAGTTTCTTCTCCTCCATTCTGCTGTGATACCTCTGGTTGTTGTCCTGGTGATAGTTTTACAAGCTTTCCATCCTTACTCATATGGGTTACGTTGCCTGAAGCGTCGGCATAACGTCCGTAACCAATATGTTTAAGGTTTAATTTTTCTGCAGACTTTGCTGCGAACGATCTTTCGGCTTCGTTTAGAAAAGCACTAAACTTTTTCATTCGTCCAATTCTTACTAAGGTTGAAGTTTGCTTTACTAAAAGTCAGTCGGTCTACCAGTTTTACTGGGTTGTCAGAAACAGTTACAAACCCTTCGTGCTGAGAAGGTTGTCCATCGATGTAGCAATCAACTGTTCCATTAACAACAATAGCATCGAGTAGACGCTGTTTCAGTTGGAAAATCATGTGCCACACTTTAAGTGTTGTCACGTTGACTTCACATTTATATTTATCATCTAACGTAGCGTAGATTACGTCAGAACTGGGAAGAGATCCAGCACGAATAAATTTGTTGATATGCTTGAGAATATGAGGACGTGCCTTCTCGCTAGGCACCTTGCAACGGGCAAGACGATACATGAATTGAACCCAGTTGAATCCTACCTTCTTGCGGAGTACTGCATGTGCTTCTTCAGGTCCTAGGAACTGAGTGCCAAGTGCAGAAGGAAGATTAACGCCGCCCCGCCCCACAGCATTCGGAGAAATTTCGTCATAGTAAGTATGTGGAGCAAGGATAATATCACGACGAGTTTTAGAGGGAAAGCGATACTCCACAACATTAGGGCAGTAAACACTGCCCCCACCGACCCCGATCCAATCAGCTTGGACAATGCTAGAGAGGCGAGGCAGATGGCGCAGACATAAACGAAGGATGTCCGCAACAGTCCCCTTATAATATTTGTCGATGTCTTCTTGGTCGTAGCAGATTTTGACTTTGACTTTGTTGAAGACTGACTTTGTTCCCACGAAAAATTTGCCATTACGAGGATCAGTACCGAAAACAATAGCAGGAGCACCGTCCCACTTTACAGAGAGACGAACACCAGAATAGATCTCACGGAGAGCATCGAGCAACTGACCACGACCCGTGAAGATAAGATCTTCCAGGTGATCTAGGTGAGTGTTGGGCAAGGATTCCTCTGTCTCTATGCCATTATTATAGCATGTCAAAGTCGAGTCCATGATGTAGTGTGCCAGTTTAAACTTCGTACCTAAT